TTTTTTTATTGAAAACGTCATTTTTATTGTAAAAAACAAAACCATACACAAATAAGTATATGGTTTTGATTAAAAAAATTGGGTTTTAACAAAATTATTTTATAACCCATTTTTCACCGTCCCACCACTCAAAACCAGGCAATTCTGCTTTATATGCAAATTCATCATACCACTCTGAAATGTACATGTATGGATAAGAATGCTCACGTAACTTCTCTAAGAAGAAGTAATGAACCATCGGTGTAACACCGTTCTTATCCAATCGACCACCAATTAAGGTAGATACGAATGGTATATTATCAAACCAAAGCAATATCGCAAAAACAGAATCGTTGAAATAATATATTTCATGTGGAAATAAAACAGTATACGCTACCTCATCTAATATTATAGCAGGGTATAAATGTTTACATCTTTCTAATATCTGTTTATAATCACCGTTAGTTGATATGTTTATCTTTTTCAACTTACGCCTTCTGTTGCCAGAAATAGGTTCGATTTTTATTCTCGATGATCTAGACTGATACCACTTTCCATCACGGGTTGGCAACCAACCACTTTCAAACAATTCTTGATGGGATTCCCCATTTGGAAAACAAAACACTTCGCATAAGGCGGAGCCACTCTCTAAGTCATACTTGCCGTACACATGTCTTATTTTTGTTTTCATTCTCAACTCTCGTTTGTGAATAATCATGTTGTTATTCGTAACAACGAAACATGAATATAAAACGATTGCGTTATATAAGTATTAGAATCCTTCTAATTCTTTGAATTTTTGTGAAAGTGCTTTCTTTACATTCTTTTCACCTTTCATAGTAACCGTTACTGTTTTACCCATATCAGAGTTCGGTTCGTATATATCTATGTGGCCAGTCATTGTATTTACCTTACTTGGAAATGTCATTCCATCTGGACCAAATCTATTTTTAATAATATGCCATCTACCTGTGCCACCAACTTTATCATCCAACTTTCTTGACAATGACATTACAAAGTCAGCAATCATCATTTTATTATATGATTCTGAAACCTTACCACCTTCAATAACATCGTCTTCTAATGAAGAACGATTTGCTTGTGAAGCAGTCCAAATTGGAATTTTATATAAACCTGCAATACCACGTATATCTTCATAAATATCATTCAGTTCTAATCTCTTATCACCTGCTTTTGCTGGTTTAATCAAGTCTGCATAATCAATAATAATCAAATCAGGTGGTTTACCTTGACTTATACATTTCTCAATATGAGAAGTTAGTGTATTGATTGACGGTGTTTTTGTTGGATAATACTTAACAACTAATTCACCTGCTAAGTTCTCCATAGCTGTTTTAATTTTTTCTTGTGCGTGTTCTTCACCTAAGTTTTGGAAAGCAATCTTTGTGAAGTAAGCATCGAATCTTCTTGCAACATAATGTTGATTCAGTTCAAGTGTATAGTAAATAACACGCTTACCGTTCTTCACAGCGTTTGCAGCCAAACTTACTAAGCCCCATGACTTACCACCACCCGCTGGAGCAACTAATACACCAAGTTCTCCTGCTGCCAATCCACCACTCATAATGTCATCAATAACATTCCAACCAGTTTTAATACATTCTCTTGCACCTTCTGCATAGCGAGATATAACATCTATCTTATACTCGTGTCCAATATCTTTATCAGCACCAGCTTTGAGTGCATTATCAACTTTCTTTTTAATCAAATCATACTTACCACTTCTTAACAAATCAACTGATTCTAATATCGCTATTTTCATCTTTTGATTTTTACAAAATTCAAGTACGGTATTTTTAACATATTCATCATCGGAATTGTCTGTGTACTTTTTTACTTGTTTAAGTGCATCAACTACCGTTGTTTTCAATATTTTATCTTCTACCGTTAGTAATTCAGACTTGAATACATCTGATGTTGGTGGACTTTTATATTTCTCATAATAAGAAATAATCTTCTCAACCAACCAAGAGTTTGCCTGTGATTCAAAATAAGTTGGATCTATAAGGTCTGACACTTGTTGTAAGAATTCTCTGTCTTTTAATAGTGATATAATTACTTTTGTTTGAAATGTTTGACCGTATTGGGATAAATTATCCTGCATATATATTCCGAATCGTATTTAGATTTCCAAAATTTCTTTGTAACCAATATTCAAAATTAGGTATAGCAGCGTATAATTTATCTGCTATAAATAATTTATCTAACTCAATTTTATTTAGTACTTGGATTTCTCCATCAACCATGCCACGTATAGATGATTTGAAACTTTGTGAAATATCAACATCATGCAATTGCATAATCTCATAGTTAGTTTCTAATATACTAATATTATTCTTGAGTTCATTGATTGCTTTAGATTTATTATCATACAATTTACAAAATTCTACGAACATATCTAAATCAATTTTTCTTTTTTCTGAAAGCATTGGGAAATGTTTCAATATTGTTTTTTCACCAAGACCGTTAATACCTTTAATGTTATCGCTTTTATCGCCTAATAATGCTTTGAATAAAATAAAATTCTCGCACCATACTCCAGTTTCTTCTAACAGATTTTCTGGTGTATATAACTTTTTTTTCGTTGGTAAATACACAGAAACTTGTTCCGATACCAACTGTAAAAAATCTCTATCATTCGATAATATAACAGATTTTTCTTTAAAATAAAAGGAAAGGTAGGCAATCACATCATCCGCCTCAATATTATCCATTGATATAATGGTTAATGGCAAATTTTGTAAATATGAAAACAGACGAAACAGCTGAAACCTCATAGACTTTTGTTCATCCTCAAGATTCTCGAAACCCGCAACTCTATTCAATTTAGATTTGATTGCCCTTCCTTCCTTGTAATTTGAATATATTTTTTTTCTTCTTTGTGAACCACCCTTACCATCAAACACCACAACAACCCGCGTGGGATTAACCATGCGGACTGTTGCAGCCAATGATTGGAGAAAACCAGAGAGACCGCCAATGTGTTGCCCATCCTCGTTAAGAGTAGGAATAGCTGAGAATGTTCTTATAAATAAGTTCATTCCATCTACGATCAAAACCTTACTATCACGGTGTAAACTATCTTGTAGTTCTTTCTCGGTTTCAATTTCTTGAAGTAGTTTCTGATACTTGTTCATTATATTTCATCATCAATTGATTGATTTGAAATAACTACTTCATCAATACGAGCAGCATCGAGTTGTTGGTATTTCATAATTACCTTCTCGGCAATTTCATCATAAACCATTTCCTTTAATTTTGGAACGTTCATGATTTTTTCAACAAAGTCTTTCGATTGAAATTTAATAACTTCACCCGTTTCTTTGTTTGTCCATGAATACCAAGCACCTGCTTGTGCAACAAGATTATAATCCTTCATCGTAGTAAGCCAACTGCTATAATCGTCAATACCCGAATCAAAATAAATCTCATATTCACATTCTCGTAATGGTGGACCAACTCTGTTCTTTACTAATTTTGCTTTTACTCTCGAACCCACTACTTCATCGTGTCCTTCAATCTTAGCTTTAATAGCACCGACTGATGAAAGACGAAGACGAACAGAAGCATGGAAAGGAATGCCTTTACCACCTGGTGTTGTCCATGGGTCAGAGAATGCAGGAGCATTTAGTTTTTGACGAAGTTGATTTGTTATAATAAGACAAATGCGTTCTCTACCGATTAAATTTGTTATTTTTCTCATTGCTTTTGAAATGATAAGTGCCTTTGCCGTAGCATAACCATCTTTATCAAAATCTGCAGCCATCTCTGTTTTAGTGGATGCACCTGCAATAGAATCAATAACTATCGTAACCAATTTATTTTTATCGGAAGAACGAACCTTCTCAATAATAACCTCAACTGCTTCAAACACATCCTCTACGGTTTCCAATGGAATGTAGAGCATATCTTTAAGGTTCAAACCAATTGCGGTTAGATATTCAGTAGAGATAGCATTTTCTGTATCTATGTAAACCGCAAGTCCGCCTTTTCTTTGAGTGTTTAGTAATGCATGTGCTGCTAACAATGATTTACCTGATTGCTCAAGTCCTGTTATTTCACACACTCTACCGACTGGAAATCCACCATTCTTACGATTTGAAATTGCCAAATCAAGAATTGTTGAACCAGTTCCAACCCACTCTTTTACAATTGTGGGTGCATCACTATCACCCTCAAGAAAATAAGCAGTCTTGTAGTTTTGTTCTTTAAACTTTTTATTTATTGTTTCTGCAATGACTCCACCGAGTTCATCGGATAAATCACTCTTTGATTTTGCCATAACGTGTATCCCTATTAAAATAAGTCATCAAAAGAAGAAGCAACACTAGCAGTTGCCTTTACAGGTTCATCATCAGTTACAGATTTAGTTTGTGTACTTTTTGTAGATTTTTTTACAACGTCTTCTGATTCTTCTTGGTTAGAACCCATCCAAGAATGAAGTTGTGATTTAAGTTCATCATAAGAAGGCTCTGGATAAAGTTCAGTCATTTTTGGTTGCTGTTTAACTTTTTCAAGAACTGCAGGATTTTCTGTAAGTGGTGTTTGTTTTGGTTTAACACGAATAGAAGTTTCTGCATAAGACTTACCGACTTCTTCTGCTGACTTAACAGTAACTACAATATCACGGCCACTTTTAGGATCTGATAAATCACCGTAATCTTCATCAGCGAAGAATGTTAATAATTCTTCATAAATTTGTTTACCGAATCCCCAAAACTTTACACCCTCTGATTCTTGCCCACGAATAATAACTGGTAAATATGTTCTCATTTTTGGTTCAAGTTTTCTCCCCATTAGCCAATCTTCTTTGTCACCTGTTTGTTTTAACTTCTCAGCAAACTCAAGGATAGGGTCAGGACGACCGTATGTTACAGGAGAAAGAACTGAACGCTTCCCTATGTTGTAATGAAAGTAAAGGTCAATGAATGGATTTTCTAAGTTGTGAACGTAGGGAACAATTCTAATTTGATGTTCACCTGGTTCTGGTTTCCAAATGTTTGAAACACGATTGTTTGTGTTTTTTAATGAAGACAAACGATTTTTAATTGCATCAAGATTGATAGCCATGATGTAACTCCTTAATAAATAATAAATAATGTTGAACTCATATCGTTCAATATGTTAGTACAAATATAATGTTTTAATGTTTAATATTCAAATTTTATATAAAATAAATATGGGGACGTTTGTCCCCAGTATTTTTATTTATCTCTGTTGTTATATCGTAATAGTTCTTTGAAGCGATTAGTTAATTCTTCAGGTAATTTTTCTACATTGAAAGTATTATCAACCCATTGTGGTGCATCATCTGTTTGTGGCATCACATCGCGCTTAGGTGCACCTGCTACTGGCGGAGATTGTTTTTTAAGTACCTGAACATTTTCCCAAATATAATCTGCAATTGCTTCTGGTGTATCACCTTTACCATATTTTTCAAATACAGCAACAACTGGCTCTTTTATTTTATCAAGAACATATTTTTTTAACTCACCTTCACTAACTGTGAAGAGATTTACACCACCACCTGCTGCGGTTGGAACTGTACCTGCTTGTGCAGCTATTCCAATCTGTGTTGCTTTTAATGCTTCAATCGGATTTTTAATGTCTGTTAAATCCAACGCTTTAATTTTAGCATCGGGGTTAATACATAAAACTTGTGACCATCTGTGGTGTCCATCTATTACATACTTGCCACCACCTGATGTTATAATTGATTTTCCGGCAACTGCAACCACTCCACCTTTTAAGTATTGTTCAGCACTTGGTACATCTGTTAGCGGATAACTTAAAGATTTATCCATTACAACTTCATTCTGTGTTGGTTGTAAATCTGTAACTCCTGGAGACATTCCTGATACTTTAACAGGTTGTTTATCAGAAAGTGATTTTATAGCATTTAGAAATTTTTCATCTTTTATATTGTCACCCAACTCTTTAACAAATGTAGAGTAATCTTTTTTAAGAATTGCTTTTATTTCATCTTGTGCTTCATCTTCACCCTCTTCGTTAATGAGTGTTTCTCTAAGACGAAGTTTAGCATTGTATATTGCATTTTTTTTGAAATCTCTAACTTCATCCAATAATACACTTAATTTACTCATCCTGTTTCTCAAATATTATTTACAAACTCTTCTTGCATTTTTAACTCTTCCTCCGTTGCTTTTCCACTTTCACCCCAATCTGGTAAAACTCCCATGGCATCTTCTAAGTTTTTCAATAGTATTCCAGAAGTTGGATTATCTTTATTTTTTAATATATTAACATGATTCATTCCAGGGAAC